GTCTTCTTTCTATGTTCGCGAAATTATCAATTGAGCCGGAGCCTGGAGGTTTTGCGCATGACTGCTGGAAGACCTCCCAAGCCAGCCGAGCTAAAGCGCATCACAGGCAATCCAGGCAAGAGAAAACTTCCTGAACTCAGCGTGGTCACGCCATTGCCAATGGCTCACCAAATTCCAGAACCGCCAGAGGCACTTGGCGAAGATGGACTCAACCTTTGGAACCAAGCGTGGGCTGCTGCAATCACTTGGCTCTCACCGCAAAGCGATTTCCGAGCCATCGAGAATGCTGCTCGCCTTGCCGATGATCTTTCATTGGCTCGCAAGAAGTACCGAGCAACACTTGAACCTAACGATGGCAGATTACTTGTCCATCTCAACAAAGCATTCGTTGATTCACTTTCCTCACTAGGCTTTGATCCAACTTCTCGATCTCGACTTGGCGTTGCTGAAGTCAAAGCAATCAGCGCCATCGACAAACTTCTTGCCAAGCGAGAATCAAGAAAATAATTTCAGCCAGGGGGCGAAATGGCAGGGAAGAAAAAGATTGATGGCTTTCCACCTCGGTGGTTGACCAAAGTTCCAGATGCCGACCTCAAGCGTTCTCGCGGAGATGACATCGCAGACTTTGCCGAAGCTCTTTGCAAAATCACAAAAGATTCCATCGCAGGTCATGCTGGCGAGGATCTAGTCTTCAGACCTTGGCAACGCGAACTCACAAAACAACTCTTCGCAGTCAAGGCTGATGGAAATTTTCGTCATCGTGTCGGACTTGTCGGACTTCCCCGCAAGAATGGAAAGTCTGCTTGGCTTTCAGCAGTTGCACTTGAGTCTCTTGTTCTCGGTGCGCAAGGTGGAGAAATCTATTCATGCGCAGCTGAAAAGGAACAAGCAAAGATTGTTTTCAACACAGCCAAAGAAATGGTTCGACTTCATCCCGAACTTTCCGAACTGTTGACTGTGTATAAAGACACGATTCACAATCCGAAGACTGGCTCTGTCTATCGCGCACTCTCTTCAGATGCCTTCTCCAAAGAAGGTCTGAACCCAACGCTTGTCTGCTTCGATGAATTACACGCGCAACCCAATCGTGAACTCTTCGATGTTATGTCGTTGGCAATGGGTGCTCGTATCGAACCGATGCTTGTTGCAATCACAACTGCTGGAGTCAAGTCTGACAACAGTGGAAAAGATTCAATCTGTTTCAATCTCTATGAATACGGCAAGCGAGTTTCACTTGGCGAAGTTGATGATCCAACATTCTTCTTCGCTTGGTGGGAAGCTAACAATGATGGAGATTATCGATTGCAGGATGCTTGGCGTGAAGCCAATCCTGGCTTTGATGACATCGTTGCAGCAGATGATTTTGCTTCAGCAATTCTTAGAACTCCAGAAGCAGAATTCAAGACAAAGCGCTTGAATATCTGGACATCAACATCTGACACTTGGCTTCCTCATGGAAGTTGGGATGCAATCAGTGATCCTCGCGAGATTCCTGACGGCGTAGATGTTGTTCTTGGCTTTGACGGATCATTCAATGGTGACTGCACAGCTATTGTTGCAGTCTCGGTTGAAGAAGTTCCTCACATCATGCCAGTGGCAGTGTGGGAGAAGCCTGATGAGGCTGATGCGAATTGGCAAATCCCAGTGCTTGAAGTTGAGGATGCCATTCGCGCTGCCGCTACTCGATGGCAAGTTCTTGAGATTGCTTGCGACCCTTACAGATGGGCGCGAACATTTCAAGTTCTTGATGATGAAGGCTTGCCTGTTGTTACCTTTCCACAGACAGCCAGTCGCATGACACCGGCAACCACACGATTCTTTGAAGCAGTAATCAACAAGACACTGACTCACAATGGTGATGCCAGACTTGCAAGACATATTGGAAATGCTCAACTTCGCACAGACAATCGCGGATCAAGACTTGCCAAGGAAGCAAAAGGCTCAAAGCGCCGAATTGACCTTGCAGTTTCATCTGTGATGGCTCTTGAACGCGCAAGTTGGTGGCAGTCTCAGGGTGGCGCTTTGCCACAAATTTTCGACCCATTCTCGATGGAGGTTCCAGATGCGTGATTACATCACGACAATCACAGAGTTGATTGGCGCAACAATGATCTCTGTTGGTCTTGGAATCATCTTTGGATTTGGTGCAGCTCTAATCTCTGGAGGCATCTTGATCGTTATAGGTTCAATCTTGGCAGACTTGGGAGGCAATAAGTGAGCATCTTCAGTCGCGGATTCACAGTAGGTCGTTACCCACAATTCAATAACTATGTTTCACCATTGAGCCAACTCTATGGTCAGACATCAATGACATCAGCTGCTGGCGAGCGCATCGATGAATGGACTGCTCTCGGAGTCTCTTCAGTTCTTGGCGCAGTCTCACTTCTAGCAGACTCAGTTGCTTCAATGCCGATGCGTTGCTACACCATCAACAAAGATGGCAAGCGAGTCATGCGACCACTTCCAGATGTTCTTGGAGACCCTGATCCAGAATCAAACACTTATGAATTGATTCACCAGATTGTTGCATCAATGGCTTTGCATGGAAATGCTTATGTCAAAATTGATAGAGACCGCCTTGGAAACATGATTGGTCTTGTGCCTTTGCACCCTTACCAGATGCAGGTTCTTCCAACAGGTGACATGACAGGTCGCAGATATTTGCACCTTGGAAATGAAATGAACCGCGAAGATATGCTTCACCTTCGTTGGTTCACACCTCCTCAATCGTTAGTGGGTATCAGCCCACTGAATCAGGCTCGCAACTTGATTGGTCTTTCCATTGCTATGGATCGTCATCTTGCGCAGTTCTATGGCGAGGGTGGAACACCTTCAGGAATTTTGGAAACAGATCAAAAGTTGAACTTGGAACAGGCTCGCGTTATTCAAGCAACATGGGAAGCAACTCATCGCCGCCATCGCAAGCCAGCAGTTCTTTCAGATGGTCTCAAGTTCCGACCAATTACAACTTCAGCAGCAGATTCTGAAATGACCAAGAGTCGCGAACAATTGATTCGTGACATCGCTCGCATTTTCCGAATCCCAAGTCATCTTATTCTTGCTTCTGGCGATAATCAGACTTATCAGAATGTTGAGCAAGCATCACTGAACTTCTTGACTCACACAATTGCTCCTTGGATTCGCCGAATTGAAATTGCAATCTCAAAGATTCTTGATCCTGAAGTTGATGTTGCATTTGATACTTCAACACTTTTGCGCACAGATGCACTCACTCGTGCTCGCGTGAATATGATCAATGTATCAATGGGCGCTCGCACACCAAATGAAGTTCGTCAAATTGAAGGCATGGAGCCATTTGAAGGTGGCGATTTATTCAATCAAGCACTCACTGGCAATGTGACAGCAGGTGGAGTCAATCCTTCTCTCGGAGAAGATGCTGATCAATCAGCACCGGTGATGGGAGTTCTTGAGTAATGGCTGAAACTTTTCGAATACCAAAGGGGGTTCAAGATGAAGCAAAAATGGCTTTGGGTTGGATTGCTGATGGTCATGCTGGTAGCGGCTTTACAGCTGTGGGCAAAAAGAGAGCGAGCGACTTGGCTGCTGGACACCCAGTAAGTGCAGAAACAATCTTGAGAATGTATTCATTCTTCAAGCGACATGAAGTGGACAAGCAAGCGACAGGATTCAACTCCGGAGAAGATGGTTTTCCATCGGCAGGAAGAGTTGCATGGTCAGCCTGGGGTGGCGATGCTGGCTTCACTTGGTCAACAAGAATCAGAAATCAAATCTCGAAAAGCGCTCGTGCGCTTTCCCTGATGACATCCTTGGAGGGTGACATGGCTGACATGAATCAAGTTCCTGATCTAAATGAGGAACTGACTGAACTTCTCGCAGATGTTGTGAGTTTTTATCTTCGCGCACATGGCGCTCATTGGAATGTGAAAGGCGCTGACTTCAGCGAGTATCACAAGCTCTTCCAAAAGATTTATGAAGATGTCTATGAATCAATTGACCCAATCGCAGAGAATCTTCGCAAATTAGGTTCAATCGCTCCATTCACACTTGGCTCATTCATGGCACTTCGATGCCTAGAAGATGCTCCAACAATTTTGCAAGATCCAATCGCTCTTGCCAATGACTTGCTTACAGCAAATGACATGATTCTTGATGAACTTTCAGATGCCTTTGATTGTGCTTCAATGTATAACCAGCAAGGCGTTGCAAACTTCCTCGCAGGTCGCATTGACTCACATCAGTATTGGAAGTGGCAGTTGACTGTTTCACTTGGTCAGGAAGTCACACAGCCTTCAGTTGATCCAGTTGATGCTCAAGGCATTGATGAAGATGATGTTGAAGAAGAGACAGATGGCATGACAATGCCAATGATGATCATGCCTCGCTCAGCAGCAGGTGCATCAGATTTGCCAATCGCTCCACGCGATACAACTTGGGATGCAGCAGCAGCCGACAAGCGTGTTCAAGAATATGCTGGTGGAAAAGACAACATGGATTGGGCAAAGTACGCAAAAGCCTTCTTCTATGTTGACGAAACCAACAAAGAACTTCTTGGATCTTACAAACTCGGATTTGCAGATGTCATCGATGGCTCACTTGTTGCAGTTCCAAAGGGAATCTTCGCTGTTGCTGGTGTCTTGAATGGCGCTCGCGGAGGCGTTGATATTCCTGAATCAGATGCAATGGAAATCAAAGACAAGGTTTCGGCTTACTATGACCGCCTAGCAAAAGAATTCAATGATGATTCAATCAAGGCTCCATTTGAGAACCGCGCTTCAGCTGCTCGAATTGGAGAAGGTTCATTCGTATCATGGAACACTTCAAATGGTCGCGCAAAAGGTAAAGTTGAAAAGGTTGCGACAAAGGGACAAGCAAAGTCATCTGAGGGATATACAATTGAAGCAACCCCAGATCATCCCGCATTCGTTATCAGAATTTACAAAGAGCAGGGAAATGGTTGGGTTCCAACCGATGTCACAACAGTTCATCGCCCAGACATCTTGACAGTTATCACAGCCCTACCCGCACCCCGCTCGGAGGATTCATCAATGATTGAAGCTCGCAAAGCAATGGCAACAGCAGAACGCATCACGATGACAGCAGAAGTTCGCGCTGTTGACACAAAGGATGGTTCACTCAAGATTGGTGGCTACGCTGCAACATTCAACGCAGAAGCAACTGGCTTGAACTTCCGCGAAGTAATTGCTCCAGGAGCCTTCACTCGCGCACTTGCTTCACAGGATCCAGTCTTCCTTCTTGTCAATCATGACATGGAAGGAATTCCACTTGCTTCAACACAATCAGGAACTTTGAAGTTGCGCCAAGACAACACCGGTCTTTATATGGAAGCAACACTTGATCCTGCAAATCCAAAGGCTCAAGAACTTTCCTCAGCACTTCGCCGAGGCGATATGGACAAGATGAGTTTTGCATTCACAGTCTCGGCAGATGGTCAGACAAAGGATGCAGGTCTTCGCACACTCACAGACATCGAACGACTCTATGAAGTCAGCGTTGTCACACTCCCTGCTTACGATTCAACATCAGTTGGAATGCGCACAGCAGAAGAAGAGAATCTTGAGATTGCAAAGCGCAAGCTGCAACTCAAGGTCAAGCACTATTCCTTGACTCGTAAGAGCAAGGCATAAACCCTCGGCGCAATCGCCCCGACTGGTTTCAAACACATCCAATCCAAGAGAAAGGGACAAAATGTCTCTAGCATCAAAGCTCAAGGAGCAGCGTGATGGTCTTGTTGCCGAGGTTGAAACAACACTCGCAGCAGAAGATGTCACTGCCGAAGCTCTGGATGCAGCATCAGTAAAGCAGGAAGAAATTTCTGCACTTGATGAGCGCATCGCAACTGCTGAAAAGGTAGAAGCCCGCACAGCAGCAATCGCTGAATCACGCAAGGAATCCGGAGTCAAGACTTTCGGTTCAACAACAATCACTCGTGAAGAGATGACATACGACAAGAATGGCCGCAACTCATTTGTTCGCGACATGATTGGCGCACAACTTCGCAATGATCGCAATTCATGGGAGCGCCTAAACCGTCACGCACAGGAAGTTGCAGTTGAATCACGCGACATCTCACGCACTGATGGTGCTGGTGGAGATTTCGTTCCTCCAATTTACTTGATCAACGAATACGCAGAGTTCGCTCGTGCGGCTCGTGTAACTGCTGACCTTGTTACAAACATGGCACTTCCAGCAGGAACTGACTCAATCAACATCCCACAGATCACAACAGGTACATTGGCGGCATTCCAGTCAGCAGATAACACTGCAACAACAACTCGTGACATGGTTTCATCAACTGTCACAGCACCTGTTCGCACAATCTCTGGTTATGAGAATGTCTCAATCCAGCTTGTTGAACAATCACCTCTTGCTGGTGGTCTTGATCGTCTTGTCTTCGGTGACTTGATGGCTGACTACGCACTACAGTTGAACACAGCTGTTGTCGGTTCAGGTGACGGAACATCAGGCGCTCTCAAGGGTCTCATCACTCTTGGTGTTGATACCACTAACGGAATCCCAGTAACATGGACTGAAACAACTCCATCTGCTCCAAACGGAATCATTGCAATTGCTAAGGCGATTTCAAAGGTTACAACTAACCGTTTCAAGGCTGCTGAAGCAATCGTCATGCACCCTTCAATGTGGTACTGGTTTGCATCACAGGTTGATGGACAGTCTCGCCCATTGGTAGTGCCTGTAACAGGCGCATCACAGGCATTCAACGCAGCAGGTACAGTCACCAATCCTGGCGCTCCTGCTGGCCTTGTAGGTACAATTCAAGGTGTTCCAGTCTTCATTGACGCAACACTTCCAAAGACCTACGCAACAAACCAATCTCCAATCCTCGTTGGTAAGTTCTCAGATTCTTACCTATTCGAATCAGGCGTGAAGACTCGCGTTCTTCCAGATGTCCTATCAAGCAACCTCACAGTTCGCTTCCAGGTTTATGGATACGCAGCTCTTGCACACCGCTTCAACAAGGCAGTGTCAGCAATCTCTGGCACAGGTACTGTTGCACCTTCTGGCTACTAATAGCCACTAACCTTGGCGCTGGCTCTTCCTTCGGGTAGGGTCAGCGCCAGGGCGCAACACCAATCCACAGGGGGATTTTATGCAATCGATATTTCTTGAAGGTCTCAAGTCTGCTCGCGAGATAGTGCAGAACAAGGGAATAGAACATCTTGATTCGCTCATTCAAGAGCTTGAGTCAGGAACAATTGAAACAACTGCTATTGCTCCAGACATGGAGACACGATGAGAGTCAAAGACAAAATCTGCATCGGTATGGTCAACAACGGCACAATCAATTCTTTGCTGGCTCAGGACTTGATTCACATCGCCATTGATCCAAGTCAGCGTTTTCACAATCTCGTTCAAGTCGGCAACATTGGACTGACTACTCGTTCACGCAACATTGTCATCAAAACATTTTTGGAAACAACAGAGGCCGCTTGGCTTTTGATGATTGACTCTGATGAGCGCCTATCTCTTGAAGTTTTCAAGAAGTTAGTTGATGCAGCTCACGATAAAGAACGACCAATTGTTTCCGGCCTAGTCTTTGCCGCATTCTTTGACAATGAAGATGCGCTTCGCCCAGTTCCAACAATTTACAAAATGGATGCTGAAAAGGGTTTGGAAGCAATCGATGCTTATCCTCTCGATGAAGTCATTGAAGTTGATGCAGTCGGTACAGGTTGCCTTCTTATCCATCGCAGTGTTTTGCTAGAGATGCAAAAACAGACAACGCCAAATCAGGGCAAGGATTGGGCTTGGTTTGTTGAGGGCGCTATCAATGGAACTTACTTCGGCGAAGATTTGCTTTTTTCAAAACGGCTACAATCTATTGGTTACAAAATCCATGCACACACTGGGGCAATTCTTCCTCATCACAAACAATTTTGGTTGGATGAACGCCATCACACACCGATGCGCGATCATGCAATTCAACAAAGTCAAGGATGAGGCTGGCTCGTACCCCTGGCAAGTCAGCCTCATCCCCTAAAAAATAAGGAGCAATAATGGCAAGAATCTCGACAACTGAGGCCAACCAAGCCCTGTCAACAACAGGTTGGGGTTATGTCTCATTGCACACTGCTGATCCATCAACAACTGGCGCATCAGAAGTAACTGGCGGCACTTATGCTCGCGTTGCAGTTACTTGGAATGCGGCATCATCAGGTTCAGTGACTCAATCAAATGCACTTTCAATCAACCTTCCAGCATCGACTACTGCTTCTTATTTTGGCGTGTGGTCAGCTGCTACTGCTGGCACTTACTACATCGGCGGCGCACTTTCACCATCGATTACAACTGGTGCATCAGCTGGCGTTGTAACAATCGCCGCCGGTTCACTTTCAGTTTCAGCTTCCTAATTTCAAGGAGTAGCCAATGGCAACTAATTATCCAAGCACGCTTGATTCATTTACGAATCCAACGGCTACTGACACCCTTGATTCGGCAACAGTTCCTCACGCAGCTCAACATGACAACATCAATGATGCGGTTGTGGCAATTGAAACTGAATTGGGAACTTTGCCAAAAGGTACTTTCGCCACAGTGAAGGATCGCCTTGCTGCTTATGCAAGCGAATCAGATCAGACAATTATTGCTTCACAAATTTTCGGATAGGGGAAAACAATGGCAACTTTCACAAAGGTACTTCTTTCAGGTAGTACGCAAGGCAAAGCAATCAAAATTGCAGCCACTACTTCAGGCAGTGCTGGTACAACTATCCACGCAACAGGAACATCATCCTCTGTTATTGATGAAGTCTGGCTCTATGCTTACAACTCATCTTCATCTGCGGTTGTCTTGACTATCCAATGGGGTGGAGTGACTGCCGTAGATAATGAAATCAAATTATCAATCCCAGCAACATCTGGACTTACTTTGGTTGTGCCTGGACTTATTTTGACAGGTTCAGGTGGCGGCTCACCAACTGCTTCCACAATCGCTGCTTATGCTGGTACTACAAATGTCGTAACTGTTTCAGGTTATGTGAATCGAATTTCATAATGAGTAATCCATTACGCAGGGTTGTTTCATCTAGTCAGGTTTCAGACTGGATGGGACAAGGCACAGGATTACTAACAGTTCCAAGCCGCAAAAAAAATCCAACCATTAGTTATCTAGTCGTTGCAGGCGGCGGTGGCGGTGCTTACGGTTTTGGTGGCGGTGGCGGTGCTGGAGGTTTCCAATCGGGAACAGCCGATGCAGTACCTAATCAGAATTACACTGTAACTGTTGGAGCAGGTGGTGCTGGTTCAAGTTCTGGAAATGGAACCAACGGAAGTAATAGCCAATTTACTGTCATTTCAAACAGTATCGGTGGGGGTGCTGCATCAAACAGCACAACCGCAGCAAGCACCGGAGGAAGCGGTGGCGGCGGTGGTCCAAATGGTAATGGCGGAGCAGGAACATCTGGACAGGGATTTGCAGGCGGAAAAGGTTTTGCAACTGGCTATGGTATGGGCGGCGGCGGCGGTGCTAGTGCTGTAGGAGCTGATGGAGTAAATGCGAGCACAGGTGGAGCAGGTGGAGACGGTTTAGCCAATACTTTGACTGGTACATCAATCACTTACGCAGGCGGTGGTGGTGGTGCTGGAAACTCAACAAGAGGTGCAGGCGGTGCAGGCGGCGGTGGACAGGGTGGCATTGATTTTTCAGATAGTGCAACAGCAGGAACAGCAAACACTGGTGGCGGCGGCGGCGGTGGTCGAGGTGGCAGCGGCAATGGAAAAGCAGGAGGTTCTGGAATTGTAATTTTGAGTTTGATAACTGGTTCAACTGTGATCACTATTGGCAGTGGACTTACTTACACATCCGGAACCAACGGAAGTAGCACTTATTATTCATTTACCGCTGGAACAGGAACGGTGAGTTTTTCATAATGGCACACTACGCTTTTTTATATAACAACATTGTCACTGAAGTAATTACAGGCATTGATGAAACAGAACTTATTGAAGGACTATCGCCTGAGGAATGGTATGGCAACTTCAGAGGGCAACGCTGCAAGCGCACTTCATACAACGGCAATATCCGTGGCAAGTACGCAGCTATAGGCGATATGTATGATGAAGCCACAGACACATTTATTTCACCTATTTACCCAACAGCACAAGATTTGGATGTTTCCTCACCAATAGCATCGGAGTAATCAATGGCGTTGTATAACGAGAATATTGTTTACAATGCCGTTGGCGTTGCTTACAACGCTGGCGGTCAGACTGCTTCAGGATCAATCTCAATTGATGGCACTGGCTCAGCTTCTCTTTCATATGCAGTTAGCGCATCAGGTTCAATCAGCCTTGTTGCAAGTGCAACAGATTCACTCAAATTTTCAACAACTGGCTCAGGCTCAATCAGCATTGTTGGAACTTCAAGCGATTCTTTGACTTTCCCTGCAACTGGCTCAGGTTCGATCAGCCTTGTTGCAAGTGCAACAGATTCACTCAAATTTTCAACAACTGGCGCAGGAACAATCGAAGTTGTTGCATCAGGCACAGATTCACTTGTTTTCGTTGATGCTGCTCAAGGCTTCATCACTCTTGTTGGCACGGCCACAGGAACTCTTGCATCCCTTACTGGCTCAGGTTCAATCAGTCTAGTCGGAACTGCAACTGCAACTTCAAGTCAATCAACAACTGGCGCAGGCTCAATCAGCATTGTTGGAACTGGCTCAGGAACTGTTGCATCTCTTGCTCTTTCAGGTTCGATTGGCCTTGTTGCAACCGGTAGTGGCGCTCTCAAACTTGCAACAACCGGTGCAGGTGCAATTTCTATCAATGGAATTGCAAGTGACTTTATTTCCTTTGCCACATCAGCATCGGGTGCATTTGAACTTGTTGCTTTTGGCTCTGCCTATATTGGCGGGGGAACAATCTACGATCGCCCGCGTATCACAGGAACAATCAATCAAAGAGTTCGAATTGGGGCTACAATGTCCTCAACAACAACTCCAAGAATAGGTGTATCAATTCTCAACAGAATCCGCGCATCTGCTGGAATTGCTAATCGCGAGCGCACGACTTCTACAATCACAAGGAGAGATCGATGACATACGATTTGGGAGATGTTGTTCCGTTAGGAATTACAATTACCGATTCCACTGGCGCAAATGCCAATGCTTCGGCAGTAACTTGCACGATTTATCAGCCAGATGGAACAACAACAACTGGATCAGTAACCAATCCGAGCACCGGACTTTACAATGTTGACTTCTCGCCGACTCAAGTTGGTCGTCATGCAATCAGATGGGTTGCAACTGGCACAAACGCCAGCGCCTATTCTGATGAATTTATTGTTCGTGATTTCACCGAACTTGGAATTGTCGGACTAGCTGAAGTCAAAGCGCATTTGAACATTCCTAGCACTTCAACAACTGACGATGAAGAGCTGCGCCGATTCATTGATGCAGGTTCAGATTTGGCTGAAGGTTATGTCGGACAGGTTCTAGGCCGTAGAACATTTACTGATGAACTCTATGATGGCGGCACTGAGTTCATCCGCATCCGCAATCCCAAGGCAATTTCTATTTCTTCAGTATATGAGAATGATTCTTTGGTTTCATCGACTGCCTACAACTTGGACTATACAGGCCAGAGGCTTTATCGCATCGGCTCAGGAACACTTTATGCGACAAACTCTTATGGCTACTGGACTGGCGGCTTCAACAACATCAAGATCACTTATGTTGCAGGCTATGTCAATCCCCCAATGAGTGCCAAGCAAGGTGTTCTTGAAATCATTCGTCACTTATGGACAACTCAACGCGGCGCTATGAATGTCATGGGTCGTCAATTGTCAGGCGATGAACTTTATTCAACTCCGACATATTCATTGCCACGCAGAGCGATGGAATTACTTGATCCAACCTCATTCCCAGGCATGGCATAAACGATGGCAACTTCCGCACTTCCATCCTTTACCACTGCCCTGATTTCAGCTCTTGGAAGTTATGGCTCACTTTCAGGAGTTCGGATATTTGATGGCATCGAGATTGATTATTCTTATCCAGGAGATGCCATTGCAGTTGGACATGATGGCAACATGGAAGGCGATGAAGTTGTCGCTGGCTCAATTCGTCAGGAATATAAGCAACTCGGTGCAATCTCCAAATTTGAAGATGGCTCACTTTCCTGCTTCCTATGGTCGGCAAATGGATCAACAAATCTGACCACTTGCCGCGCTCGTGCATTTCAACTGCTTGGATATGTTGAAAATGTTATTCGTGCCGATGTCAGTTTTGGTGGGGTTGTCATGTATTCCGGACTCGACTCATCATCTATGTTTTATCGTCAATCTACTCAAGGCGCAGGTGTCGGAATAACTTTTACAATTACCTACAAGGCAAAAATCTAGGGAGCAATTATGCCAAAAATCAAAAACATCTCGCCGCTTGGCGATCTAATCATTCCAGCTCTTGGCAATTTATTTGTCAAAGCTGGTGAGAGTGTGGAAGTCTCAGATGAGGCAGCAGCATCTCTCTTGGAACAAACAATCAACTGGGTTGCAGCTGACAAAGCCGCAGCCTCACTTACACCAACCTCACCAGCAGATTCAATCCCTGCTGCCAGTAACTAGGAGATACACACATGGCAATTGGTTCCGGTATTGGTTCGCAATTAGGGATTGCAGCCGAAACAACATTCAACACTTCAGTGACAGTGACTCGTTTTTATGAGTTCACATCTGAAAACATTGCTTACAACAAGAAAACCGCAGTTGGAATGGGGCTTCGCGCAGGCGGGCAACTTCCTCGCTCTCAGCGCCGCGTTGTAACAACATTTGATGCAGGTGGGGATTTGACTCTCGACTTGCCAACAAAGGGCTTGGGATTATTGCTATCTCACGCAATGGGTAGTGCTCCTTCGGCAGTAACAACAACAACTGGTGTCTATTCATATTCCTTCACCCTTGGCGATGTTTATGGTCGTTCATTGACTGCTCAGGTTGGCGTTCCTCAATACGGTGGAACAGTTACTCCAAAGACAGTTTCAGGCGCAAAGATTCAATCTTTTGAATTAGCAGTTGCAACCGGTGGAATTGCTACGGGCAAATTCACTCTTGATGCAGCTTCATTGACAACAGGAACTTCTCTTGCGACTGCCTCTTATACCGCAGCAACAAACTTGTTCCACTTTGCTCAAGGCGCAATCACTCTTGATGGTTCTTCAATTGCAAATGTGAAGGATTTCACGCTTACAGTTGACAACAATCTCAAGCAAGATCGTTACAACCTTGGAGCATCGGGTGCTAAGGCTGAACAGGTCATCAATGGATTCCGCAAGATTTCAGGCAAGTTGACTGCTGAATTTACTGACACAACTTTGTTCTCAAAGTTTTATGCTGATTCCAATGCTGCTCTTGTGTTGACATTTACTGGAGCAGTTATTGCTCTTAGTCAATCAGAGAAGTTGACAATTACAATTCCAGTTGCCAAGTTCAATGCAGACACTCCAAATGTTCCAGGCCCAGGCGTTATTGACTTGGCAATGACATTTGATGTGTATGATGATGGAACAAACCAACCATTGACAATTGCTTATCAGACATCGGATCCAACGCTCTAAGGAGAATTGATGATTGACATTGATCCAACTGACTTTGCAAAGCGAGTCAGGGAAATATCTCAGGTTGATCCTGAGTTCAAAAAGTCAATCAAAAAACGATTGAAAACCGCAGCTGAACCAGTTGTGCAAGAAGTAAAGCGTGCAGCCCTAGTTATCCCCGCCAAAGGTGGAGATGCTGAAGCCTCTCGAAAGAAAAAAGGCGAAAATCTAGGGCTGCGTGCTTCACTTGCCAACGCAACAATTGCAGATGTCAATCCAACCAAAAAAGGCGCAATTCTCAAGATTAGAGTTTCCACATCAAAGTTCATGTCGGCATCAGGGAGACCTCGCACCATTCCTTACTATATGGAAGGGCGCAGGAAGCGAGCATGGAGACATCCAGTTTTTGGAAATCGTGAGAACTGGGTTGCTCAACAACCACATCCATTCTTGGGTGTGACTGTTCTTCCACACAAAATGAAATTTGCAAGCGAAGTCACACAAGCACTCGATGATGCTCTGAAAGATTCAGGGCTTCTCAATCCATAACAAACAAGGGGAAACAAATGCCACTGATCATCCGCGACAAATCCTATCCATTACCCAAAGAAAATGGATCATCAGCTCCAACAGGGCGAGAAATCATTGAAGTTGAAAATCACTTTGGCCTTGATGGTTTGACACTGCTTGGCGCTCTTTCAGTTGAAGAAGGCAAGGAACGACCTGGTTATTCAAAGGTGAAGGCACTCTATGCCTTGGCTTGGATTTGCATGGTTCGTGCTGGCGAAATTGTTTCAATTGCCGATATTCTTGATGAATATGGAATTGATGAAATCAAGCCAGAGGATTCCGATTCAAAAAACTCTCAGGCCGTCTCAGGGGCGGCACTCACAGAAGAATCAGGGAACATCTAGCACTTCTCTGCCATACTTATCCCGGCATCACTCCGTTGAATGTTTGGGATATTGAAGTTGAAGTAATCAATGACTTGATTCGAGTTGCACTTGAATCTCGTTCATCTAGCGATTAGGAGGATGCAATGGCAAACGATACTTCGTTGACATTTAGCCTTTACGGCAAAGATGTTTCAGCCACCAAATCCTTGCAAGATGTAGGCAACGCAGCCAATACTGCAAGCGGTCATTTCAGCAAGATCAAAGACATTGCAGCAGGCATTGGCCTTGAACAAGGCGTTCAGGCTTTAGGCGAAAAGGTTTTGAATTTTGGCAAGGAATCTATTGCCGCTTATCAAAGCGTAGGCAAAGAGGTCAAACTTCTTCAGCGTTACACAGGCGATACTGCTGAGGAAATGTCGAAACTTCGATTTGCAGCTGAAGAGTCTGGCGTATCTGCTGAGACTTTGGCTATGGGGCTTGGCAAGATGTCTAAAGCTGCTTCCTCAACTGCTGGCGAAAAGAAGTTTGAAGCCATAGGCATTTCAGTCAAAGACATGAACGGTCACATGAAATCAGCTAGTGACATCTTCACTGAAGTTGCTGGAAAACTTGGCGGGATGCAAAACGGTGTTGAAAAGACAAACGCCATCATGCAAATCTTTGGTCGCTCAGGAATGGAACTTGCTCCCTTGCTCAATAAGGGTGCAGATGGCATTGCCAAGTTCAAAGAAGAAGCGCAAAAGTTTGGCCTTGTTCTAGGTCAGGATAATCTTGATGCTATTCAAAAGAACATCATGGCTCATCGTGAACTTCATGCAGCCGTTGAAGGAATGCAAGTTCAATTGGGGCAATATCTATATCCTGCCATCACTGCAATCACAAAGGGTTTTTCTGAGGTTGTGCCAGTTATTGCTCAGGCGCTCAAGCCAGCATTTGAAGCACTTGGATCAATCCTCAAGCCAATCGTTGAAATCATTGGCAAAGTATTTGAAAACATCACGGCAGTATCAAAAGGTTTTTCAGAAAATTCAAACATGACAACTGCTCTTTCAAATGTCATGACTTCATTTGCTCCAGTATTTGAAAAGGTCAAAATTCTTTTTGAACTTGTTGGAAAATTCTTGATTGAAAACCTGCTTCCGGTCATCAAAGATTTGTGGGCATTTACTTCAACCTATCTTGTTCCATTATTTGATGGCGCTTTGAACATAGCCTTGAATGTAATTTCTAAGTCATTGAGCGTGATCATTGTTGCCGTCAAAGATGCCATTGCTATTTTTACAACTTTTGAAAGTGTTGCAAAAGGTGTTGCTTCAGTAATCATCTCGGTGTTTTCTGGAATTGCCGGAACGATTCGCTCAGTTATCAATGGCATCATTGACATGGCAAACACTGCCATTGCAGCTCTTGATTCAATCAAAGTTCACATTCCTGGCACAAACATCAATCTTGGCGTGGATATTCCAAAGATTCCAAAACTTGCTGACGGTGGAATTGTCAATCGCCCAACGATTGCAATGATTGGCGAAGCCGGAGCCGAAGCCGTTGTTCCTTTGAGCAAGATGGGTGGCATGGGCGGGGGCATGAATGTCACAATTCATGTTGCTGGCTCGGTCATTCAAGAGAAGGATTTGGCAATTACCATTCGCGATGGCATTGCTCAACTGATGCGCCGAAGAGGACTCGACCCTGCAATCTTGGGAGTCTAATCAATGGCACTTCTTGACGGTACAAATGCTCCGACCATAACGGTCGAATTTGACTATGGCTGGCGCAGTTATTTTACACTTGGTTATTCCTTGCTTGGCGGCTCTGATGTCATGGGAACGCCTAGCGGAACCAACTGGCAAGCCGTTGCCTCAACCGACATTCGAGCAATTTCAATTCGGCGTGGGCGCACTCGTGAGGATCAGAATAATCAGCCAGGGCAATTGACCCTTGTTCTTGACAATCGTTCAGGCAATTATGATCCTGACAATACCTCTTCAACTTATCAGTGGTTCGGTTACTCAACCCTAATGCGAGGAATGGCAGTTCGAGTCTCAGCTACTTATTCGGCCACAACCTATGTGCAATATCTTGGCTTCATCGAGCACATCGATGTTGACAACTCACTTGATCCAATTGTGACCTTTGTTTGCACTGATTCCCTTGCCATCCTTGGCGCTCGTCAATTGGCAGCGATTCCAAGCAATTATTCAGGCGATACCACTGCCACTCGCATTGGCAGAATTTTGGACAATGTTGCTTTCTCAACTGCATCTCGTTCATTGACTGGCACTCGCCAAATGCAGCCAACAACCTTTGGAGCAACTGCCCTTGCTCTTTGCGAAGAAGCAGCACGATGTGAGTTTGGAAGATTTCATGTTGACCGCCAAGGCAATGCCGTTCTTATTCCTTACGAGAATTTGCAAACAACAACCAATCGCTTCACTCTCTCTGATACTCGCGCCGCTGGCACTATTGAATACGATGACATCCACACAACTCCAGGGGCATACTTCCTGATCAATCAATGTGTGTTGACTCAGACAACTGGCCTGACACAAACTGCCGATGTTGCAAATTCGCAAGGGCGATTTGGCACATACACTCGCAATGTCAACGCGCCATTGCTTGACAATGGCGTTGCAGCGACAATGGCGGGATATTACGCCAGCCGCACTGCCTATCCTTCAACTCGCGTGGATCGCATTGAATTTGATGCACTTGGACTCAGTTCATTGTGGACAAATGTTCTGCAAACTGATTTGGGTGACAAAGCCACTGTTGCTAGAACGACAGTGGATGGGCGCACTTTGTCTTATACTTGCCTCATTGAGTCATGGAATCAAGACATAACGCCAAATTCATGGAGAATTTCGCTCGACTTATCCCCTGGCACATTCTAAGGAGTAGAAAATGACAGTTGGCTTTCCAGCACCTGGCACAAGCGGAACCGTATTTGTCAACGGTAACGCTCTCAATGCCGCATCTTTGAATGATCTTGGCGGCACTCTCAATCTTATTGCGCCAACTGCCAAGGGTGACATCTTTGTTGGCTCAGCTGCTAACACATACACCAAACTTGCAGTCGGTGATGGAACAGTCGGCAACATTCCTCAGAATCTTCTTCCTGACACTGCTGCAACAACTGGAATGCGCTGGGGCGATGACATTGCAATTCTTACAATCATGCAGGCAATCTAAGGAGCAAATATGGCAACCACACCAACGGCCTTTTTCAGGGGCGCAGCAACTACAACAACGACAACGGTTTTGGCAACAGTTCCAGCATCAACAACTTGGATTGTGACAAACATTGCCGTTGCAAATACTGCTGCATCTGCTGGAACATTTACCCTTGCAATGGGTCAATCAACCAACCAAGTCTCTATTGCAGCGACAACTGCAATTTCAGCCAACTCAACAGTTTTTATTGATCTCAAGCAGCCATTGGTTGCAACAAATACAATCACCGGTGGCGCATCTGCCACAACAGTTTCATTCCATGTTTCCGGCGTTGCGTTAGCGTAAGGGGTTAGATTATGGGTGCTTCAACAATTCCAGCAGCTAGTGCCGCCAATCCTTCTGATAACTGGCAACTGATTTCATCCGTTTCGGCAAGCGGATCGTCTGTCTCTTTTACTTCTATCTCAGGATATAAGAAGTTGATGCTACGAGGTGCAAATCTTGGATGTACCAGCAACGGAAGTTGGTATGTTCGTTTGAATTCTGATTCAGGCTCAAAATATGATTACTCTTATGAATATGCCAATTATGGAGCCTCAGATAAATACAATGTCACATCCGCAGTTGCCGCAACTTCAATAGGTTTTCCGGCAAGCGGAAGTGATCTTGTGAATGTGTTCTTGATTATTAGCAATACTGATACAACTGGAATCAAAACAATCACTGGTGCACTTGGTGTTTATGATGGAACTTACTCTTACAGGGGAACTAACCTAATTGGCAATTACATCGCTTCTGCTTCAATCTCAACGGTTACTCTAACAGCTGGTTCTACTGGCATGGCTGGAACCGTCTCTCTTTATGGAGTATTAGCATGATAGAGATGATTGTGAATGTAGAGACTGGCGAGATTACATACAAGAAAACACCTGATGAAGTTATAGAAACACAAGTACCAACCCCTGCTTCCTAATTTCTCAAACTCATAGGAGATCCACATGGCAATTTCATCTGCTCAAATAACAGTCACAACTTCGCCAACCTTGTTGGTTGCAGCAGACTATGCAGCTGAAGAAATTCATTTTCATTCATCTTCAGGAACCATTTTTCTTGGCGATTCAAATGTGACTTCATCAACTGGTTATCGCATGGACAGTGGTGACAAAACTATCTTGCAAAATCACGAAAACGCCGTTTATGGAATTACTTCAACAGGAACCTCACTCATGAATGTGTTGATCATCAGCAAATGAGTTCAGATATTGCAACGATTGTCTATTCCTATTTTTTCGTTGGAGTGGCCTTGCTTGGTGGAATAAGTTTGATTGCCAAACATACAATCAAAAAACACACCGAATCAATTGAAGATAAATTGTCAAGGATTGAGTATGCTTTATTCAAT